TGCATCCGGATGATCGATTGGAAGATATGCACAGTTGTAAATTCTATTTGGTGATATTTCGATTGGTTTTCCTCCGAATTGTAGGGATCTCATTGAAGGTAATATCTTTTTATCATACACCATTTTATACACCTCTTCGATTTCGTCCTTGATATGTGGGAATTTTTTTTGATGCATTTCTTTGTTTCTTGTGACTAATTCATCCCAAGTTTCTCTTCTATTTAACTCAGGTGAATATTTTGCGTATTTCATATATACGGTAATATTACTTAATATTTTTTGTGAAATATCCATTTCTTTAATTTTAATTTTGATTTAAGTTTATTTTAAATTAATTTGTCTGCTTCCTTTTTTCTAAAACCTCTTTAATTCTTTGTCTTTGTTTCTCTTCTTTTTGTTCTTCATGACCAAGAAAAGTAACAGAACTTTCGGTGTCAATTTCCAAAGTAGCATTATTAAATTTACAATTTTCAAAAATAACCCCATCGTCACCAATTCGAGATTTGGTAATTGCAATGGTCGCGAGTTTCATTTCTTTTTGTTCAAGTGTTTTAGCGATGGATATAATTACGTGTCCAACTTGTGCCTTTTTGATTGATCCTCCCATCTGGTCAGTTGTAACAACCTCAGAAGATATGGAAGAACGATTTCCCTGGGTTGCAGTCCACCCAACTAAATTCATTTCATGACACATAGCCTCAAACGCTCTCATAACAGAACCTTCACTTTTCCACTCATCACCCAGATTTTTGTCTGGTACAATACAATCAATGTAGTCTAACACAACCATGTCAATTTTAGTACCATCAGCAACCATTTTTCTAAGTTGATTCTTGATTTGTAACATTGTTAATGTGTCGGACGGTAATTTTTTTAAAATTAACTTATTGGTCATAGTTTCTTCTACCTCTCGTACTTTTTCCATCACTTCTTCCTTTTTTTCAGACAACTCATCTGGATGAATTTTAGTCCAAAGTGTGAAATGTTTTCTTTGAATTACTTTAGGGTTATCCTCAAAAAATATTTGAACAACATTAAATCCTAATCCAAAGGCATGATTACTAATTTTGGTAAGTATGGTTGATTTTCCAACACCGGTTGGTGCTAAAATAACCCCGATTTCACCTTTTGCCAATCCACCTTTTAGTAGACGATCGATTCCCGGTATTCCCATGGGTATGGGGTTTCTGTAATCTTCTTCGAGTACTTGGTCAAGATTAGAAAATACATCTAACACAGATGTATCTTTATTCCCAACCAATAATGCTTCTCGAACCATTTCTTCAAGAGTATCATAGTTTTCAAACTCACCTCCATCAATAATTTTTTGGGCTTGAGTCATAACCTTTTTTAACTCTTCTTGTTTACAGAATTTTAGTGCTTTGTCTTGAACAAAACTAACACCATCGATGGTCACATCTTTAATTTTTTTTATCGTATCCAAAACTACTTTGGATGCCATTTCTTGTTGAAGTTCGGATTTAGTAATTTGTTCTAAAGTTTCAAAAGAAGGTGTGTGGTCATATTTTGAGTAATATTCACGTATCATTTGGATGATAAGTTTAAAATATTTATTCTCAAAATATTTGGTCTCAATAACGTCAATAATCGTATTAGAAAAGTCTTTATCTAAAATAATTTGATTAAGAAGTTGTAGTTGAAATTGTTGTCCTAAGTATTCAAAATTTTTCTCTGTCGCCATGGTTTTTTTAATCTTTGTAAAGATAAATACTACTAGTTTTTAATAAATTGAGGATAATCAAAATTAAAATTTTTAGAGGAAAAAATGTCAGTCAATTCCGATAAAATAGTTTTTAACTTTGGTCTTAAATCAACCGTATAACGAACTTTTGGTGGGTAGGGTTTTGCATCAAAAATTCTGTGACATAATGTCGTATCACCATTTTTTATAATAAGATTGAATTCTTCTTCACCATCAGTGATCGAGGTATTTAAGACTTCTGGATTTTCACTAATTTCATATTGATTCTCTAACATATAAATAACTGATCTCATTTTAAGATCGTATGATAGGGAATAACAAAACTTTCTAATGTAATCATAGAACTCTTGAGATTTATGAGCATTTTTGTTAAAGTTTCTAACATTAAAATATCTTTGAACTACGATATTTTCATTACATTTGAGTAAAAATTCAATTTTTGTTAATTCTTGGTTTTCTTTCATTTTGATTATGTTTTATTTTTTATTTCTGTATCTTGTTTTTTCTTTTCTTGTTAACTTTAAAAATGGTTTTAAAAACACCACCCAGGCTTCGTCTCCCTTTGGTAGGAATTTGAATAACCCATCTTCCATCATCATTCGAATCAGATTCCTATGTCCTCTACCATCTGGATCTAAAGTTTCCGAATAATAATCCTCAACAATTTGTTTACCTTCTTCAGTAATAAGGGGATTTTCTAAATCAATTATCATTGTATTGATATCAAAAAATTTTTGTCCAAATATTCCTTCCTTAGTTTTACCTGAAAGTAAATTTTGTATCGTTTTGTTATCTTTTTGTTCTTTGAGTAAGTTTTTTCCTTTTTGTAAAATATCGGAAATTTTTACCGGATATTCAAGGAACTCAGGAAATAATTTTAATAAAGTTTTTTCTCCTAACATAAAAATCCCATCAATGTTATCTGAATTGTCACCAGTTAATATTTTATAAGTTCTAATATTGTAATGGGGAAGTTCAACTTCATGTAATTTAATATTATCCCCCTTCTTATAGATCTTTTTTACGGATGGGGAGTAAATAGATACATTATCACCAATTAATTGTGTGAGATCTCTATCACTAGAAAAAATTATTTTTTGTTCGTCCTCTGAAATATGACAGTAATAAGCAATTAAATCATCAGCCTCACATTGATCAACTTCAAGTTGTCTGACAAACATTTCTTCAAGATATTGTTTGATTCTATTTTTTTGAAATTGAAAAGATTCTTCTTGAATTTCTTGGTTAGGTTGTTTTCTGTTAAGTTTGTACTTGGGGTACAAGATCCTCCTTTTAGTGGATGATGTAGAACTATCCCAGAACACAACGACTTTACTTATCTTTTCTTCTTCAATGAACTTTCTTAAAGTATTCAAAAAGTGCCAAATTCCACCCACATGTTGTTTGTTGTTATAGAAATCTTTAACTCCGTGAAATCCAATTTTTAATAAGTTATTACCGTCTACTAATAATGTTTTACTCATTTATTTCACCATTAGATGGTTCGACAATTTTGTTTCCTTTTTTCATATTCTCAACTACCCAGTATGGTTGTTAGTTAGTATAATTTTTTACTCAAACTCATTTTCTTGAGATTCCTCTAGTGTGAATTCACTACCACCCATTTTTGATTCCCAGTAATCCGAAAATTCTTTTTTGTATTTTTCTAATGATTCTTTCGTATCACTAATATAACCATTATGAACTGCGACAATTTTACCGTCTTTAAAACCTAAACCATTTACGTGATTTTTTAGAATTGAGATTTTGGTTCTAATTGCAAATGAAATTTTTCTACCATTTTTGGTTGCATCTATATGTGATATACCGGCCTTTTTTTGATTTCCAAATAAAAACACTAAACTACTTGCTAACCAAATAGCCTCCCCACCCTTACTTTTAATTTCAGGTTGTCCGAATGGATTATCGGGTAAAAGTACCCATGGTTGGTTCACAACAACTAAGGTATTGTAGTAAGGATAATCTTCTTTTTTTGACTTTGATATTCTTGAGTGTATTCCCATACCAATTTTATCTGCCAAAACTTTAGCGTTATGCATACCACCCCCAGCACCATCAAAAGTTTGTTTACAGGGAATCGAACCAATTGAATCCCATAGAAATAATATATTATAAGGGATGTCACCTTTTTCTTGGGCATTAATTATTTCGTTAATAAACTCAGTTGCTTGTTCAATGTACTCGAACGAGTCATTAAAAATAAACATACCTTCCCACTCATCCTCTTCATTTTTTGTTGCCTCAAGACCTAATTCAACCGCATGTTCCCAATTCCATTTTTTTTCAGTAATAATAAAAACGGGTAAATGTCCTTTTCGTTGAGCATCAGCGGCAGCAAGGATCATTGCGGTAGTTTTAGAACTGTTTGAGTGACCTAAAAACATATTTATACCACCCATGACAGGTCCAGGAAGTCCCGATGCCTCCATAAATGCCTCACCACAATTATAAAAAGATTCGGGTTTATATTTTGTCTTACTTGAGAACTTTGACTTTATGTCATCAAATTTGAATTCTCGTTTTCTAATTGCCATTGTTATTCGTAGATTTTTAAATTACTGATTGTTTCTAATTTATCTTTTGCATTTGTAAGTTGTTCTACTAAATTATCCATTTCTTCAGTATGTTGTGGGTGTTCTCCAATACCTACCGGGGATGTAAAGTAAATTTGAAGTCTTGCCTCCGCATCCGCAATTTCCGCTTCGTATTTTT